CCAAGGTCAGAACGGTATTTACAAATCGGTAATTCGTTTTATCCCATGGGTAACGGATCCGTCTAAAAGCCGCTACAAAAAGTATGCTGCTAAACTTATCAACCCTCTAACCAATGAGAAGTTGTATGTAGATTGCCCTTCAACTACGGGAGCTTCATCAATTCTTTGGACTTTGGACCTAGAGTTAAAACGTTTGAAAAATGAGGAGCCTCAAATCGTTGAGGAAATCCAAAAGTACTTCAATCGCTATTACAACTATTATTCTTGTGTTTACATCAAGAAAGATCCTCAGTTCCCTAACTTAGAAGGACAAATCAAGGTGTACTCTTACGGTTACACAATTGACAACTTGATTCAGCAAGAAATCAATCCAGAATCAGAATTGGTAACAACTCAAAAAATCAATCCGTTCTCACTTACTCAAGGTAAGGATTTCGTATTGGTTATCAAGCGTAAAACCAAAGCATGGAGAGATTTCAGTTCAAGTAAATTCATGAATGAAGTTAGCCCATTGATCATTACTCACGGAGGTAAAGAAATCCCAGTTTCTACTGATCCTAAAGTAATGCAGTTCACTAGCGAGTACTTCAAAAAGAATTCACCGGACATGAGTCAGTATTTCTTAAAAGAATGGACTGACAATGAGTACGAAAAGGTTGCAGAATACATTAAAGCAATCGTTCCTTACAAACAAATCATTGAGAATCTTGTTGCGAACACAAAGGATGAGAGAATGAAGAAGCACTTCACCAACTCAAAACCAGTAAATCGTTCTCAAGCCCCAATGGGAGAAGATATTGAATTCGGTTCTACTCCAGCTTCAAAATCAAGCGCAATGTCAATTGATCTTGATGACGATTTTGCAAGTGACCCAGCTCCATCAGCAAAGGTTGAACCAGTTAAATCTGCTCCAGCTAAGTCTGATGATCTAGACGATTTGTTCGCAGACCTATAAAAATATCCAAATACCATGGCAAATAAGAAAAACGCTAATCAAGCAGAAGTTAATAAAGGCGAAGTTGAGGCTCCTCAAGCGGAGGCACAGCAACCCATCGCAACTTTACTATCTTCAATCAGCTACACTAACCAAGAAGACTACGAAAAGTTCTTGGCAAATTTAACTCCAGAGCATGCAGTTCTTGTGCTAGTTTCATCAGCTAACCACTGTCAAGCTAAAGGAGTATTTAATTTGGACGAAGCTGAATTGATTGCAAAAGCTATTAAAACGTTGAGTAAACCTCAACCTAATGTAGAACAACCTAAACAAAACTAACATGAATTTAATCATTGATGGAAATGCCTTTCTTAATGTCGCAGTTAGCATAGCAAAGAACATCTTGGCTAATGATAAACGCGTGGGCGAAAAGTATTACGTCTCTGATCTGTTGAATGACGACAAATTCATGCTTAAACAGGCAAGTAAGGATACTTTCAGAACGTTTTCAGTAAACTATCTTGGAAGTATTCTTGCTCCTTTTAAGGAAAATATCAGTTCCGTATTTTTTGTATTCGACTCTAAGAGCTGGAGAAAGAAATACATTAAAGAACATTTTGAAACCCATGGTGAGGGAGATTTCTCCTACAAGGGCCAACGCAAGTACGATGATAAAATCTATCTCTTTTTTGAGTACTTTCAAACTGAAATTCTAAACACAATCTCTGATGAATACGGAATTGTTGTTAACCGAGTTCCAGGAGCAGAAGGTGATGACTTAATTGCCTACATTTGCGAAAATCTAAAGGAGGACATCTGTATTTGGTCAGTAGACAAGGACTTAACACAATTACTTGAAAGTAACAAACGTAAAGTAATTCTAATTATGCCTAAACAAATGACCAAATACAAAAAGATCTACACAACTGAAGATTTTGGTCAAGTCCAAGAAGCTGAAATCGATTTATTCAATTTCGACATTGAATCTATTGACAATTCAGCAATCGTTAACATAATTAATGATTTGACTCAAAAGGACTACAAGCACCTAACGGTTGATCCAACTCTAGACATTCTAACTAAGTGTTTATCTGGCGATGCTTCGGATAATATTCCAAGAGTTCATCCAAAAATGACTCCAGCTAAAGTAACCAAGATAATTGACTACTTACGTGAATCCTATGATTGGAAAGACATCACCTCTTTAATTGATTCAGGTGATCAGGGTTTCATTGATATTCTACGTGAAGTTACATGTGACGTTCTAAAGATAAAGGAACCTGGTGAATGGCAGACGATCGAGAATAATCTTAATCGTAATAAGACACTAATTCGTTTAAGCACGGCAGTTTTTCCAACTGATGTGCTAGAATCGATCAAACAAAGCGTTGACTTAACAGCTAGACGTAAGTTTAACTATTACAAATTCAAAAAAAATTACAAGAACTAATGAGCATAGAAGTTCAACAAGGATTCATTCCATTATTTGAAAGACTCCTGATTCTACCTGATAGCGTAGAGGTAAAAACTGAGACGGGGATCCTACTTTCAGTAGATGCTAGAAAGCGTCCTAATACGGGTAAAGTTATTGGACTGGGCCACCTAGTCGCAGATAATTCAAAATGCCCAGTCAAAGTTGGAGACAGAGTTCTATATCAAAGATATTCGGGACTAGACGTAAAATGGGATGGTCAAAACTACCATCTGGTAATGGCAAACGATCTCTTAGCCATAATCAATAAGGATCAAGAAACCCAATTTGAATTAAATGAGCAATCTTAAAAGTTTCGCGCAATTCGTGAACGAGGAAAAATCAAACGATTTCAGGATCTTTTGTGATCTTGACGGAGTTCTGGTTGATTTCGACAGAGGATTTATTGAGCTTCCGAGCAATACTGAAAAACTTTCTCCTAAAGCCTATGAAAAGGCTCACGGTAAAGATTCGTTATGGCCGTTAATCGATGAATTAGGCGAGGCCTTCTGGGAAAATCTACAATGGATGAAAGACGGTCGAGAGCTATGGGACTATCTTAAAAGATACGATCCGATAATTCTGTCCTCTCCGAGTAAACACCCTGGCTGTTTTACAGGAAAAGCTAAATGGGTAAAGCGCCATTTGGGAATTGACCAAGATCCAGTAAAGGATCCTGCGAATTTCACAAAGGATACACGGTTCATCTTAGCTAATCACAAGCATGATTACGTTGAGCCTGCAAAAACCCTATTAGATAAAGAACCTATTCTAATCGATGATTTCGATAGAAAATTAGAAAAATGGACTAAGGCTGGAGGAATTGGAATTTTACACAACGATTCGACCGACACGATTCGAGTAGTTGAGGAAATTTTAGGTCCAGTTGAAGACTAAAGTTCTCGGACTCAAACCGAGTGGTGGAACTCTGACCAATCCGGTCGGCCCTAAATAAAAAAGGACTCTAATGAGTCCTTTTTTTGTGAAATTATTATTAGATTAGAACGATGGTGTAAATCCAGTAGATTGAGAAGCCAATTGACCTCCAGCTCTTGTGATTGTGATACGGTTGATGAACTTGTGAATACCTCTTGGGAAGTCAACGATAATATCGATGATACCTGCATTATTTTCAAGAACTTCAGTTCCGTTATTTGAATCATCAAAGACTACGTCAAATGTTGAGATACCTCTAGCGTCTTGAACCGCAGTTAAGTAGTTCTTAACGAGAGTCTTAACTCTTAATCTAGTCGTAGTATCGTTGAAATCAAATAGGAAGTTCAATAAGATACGTTCAATGTCTCTTTCAATCGTTACTAAGGCTTCTCTTACGTGAACGTTGTTCAGCGCTGATTTAACTCTTTGGTATCCGGTGTTGTTTGAGAAAATCATAACACCGAAACCTCTACGTCTAACGATCAAGTTGAAACCTGCTGGTTCCAAGAAGTCTCTGTCGTCATTAGTTAAGTCGTACTCAACTCCTGTAATTTCAGGTTCAGTAATGATACCTCTTTTACCTGCTACGATTGAGAAAGTATTACCGCTACTGTATTTCTTCATGTACGTGTTTGCAACGTATGATGCTGGTGGAATTGATTTATTTCTACCGCCTTCAAAGATTACTAAGTTAGGCATGAAGTATGCAGCATAAGATGCAATTGAAATACCGTTTTTCTCTCCTGTTGCAAATCCAAATGTGTAAGATGGATTAGATGATAAATTACCACCAGTTGAAATGTATTCAGCCGATACTAGGTTTGTGTTAACATCAATGAAGCTTGGATCAATTGATTTCTCGTATTGTGCAAAGGATGGAGCATTTAGGATAGCTAAGGCTTTTCCGTGATTTGCTGCAAGCTGAGCAAGTTGCTGCTTAGACGCGCTCCAAATTTGACCTTCATAAGAATCGATGATGTAACGATAGTCTAATGTTTCATTATCGGCTAGTGTAGAAGCAATGTTAGTATCGTTGAACATGTAGTCCAAGATAGTATTTTGACGCTCAGCTGTTCCGTTAGGATACAATCCGCTTTCATCAACTTGCATTGCAGGTACGTAGAAACCTCTAAGATCAGTTACGTAGTTTTTGATTCCTTTGTAAACGCTAAGGCCTGCATTTCCAGCTAATGAAGCTGGCGTAATGTCAATGCCTGTAATGTTTGAATCAGCAGCCGTATCGACTGTGATTGTGTATTTTAGAGTCTTAACCGGTAAGCTAGAAGGTCCGTAGTTTACAGTAACTAGTTGAGAGTAAACTGACTTAATTCTTAGTGCACGATTACGAATTACTTGGTCGCCATTTGCATCTTTGACTATTCCAGCTTTAACCCATTGACCGACTTTAAAGAATGAATCTACTAGAGTTCTCTTAGCTGAATCGTATGTGTATCCAGTATTTGCAGTTTCTTTCTTAGCTACGTTTCCGTAAAGTGAAGGATTTAACGTAAATACCACTTGATTTGGAGAGAAGAACTTGTAGTTGCTGGCTCCAGTAGTGATGAAGTAGTTAGAATCAGTCAAATCGAAATCTGCTTTGAATTGAGTAGTGTTAGTTGATTTGATGTGCAAGTATGCCGGTGCCGGGCTAACAGCTCCGTCGGTTATGTACTCAACGTCAACTTGATTTTGGAATGCTGCATCTTGGTAAGCGTAAAACTCGATGTACTTGATTTGTCCGGTGCTTTGAGTTTTGACTAAGCCATCGGTTGATAAGTAAAGAGTAGTAGGCGTGCTAGATGGAGCAGCTAAGTAGTGTAGAGTATCTCCAGTTTTGATGAATCCATTTGCCCATGCGTTATACAATTTACTTCCGATAGTTGCAACAATGTACTTGTCGCCAGTTGGTAAATTTGATGGACCTGAAAGCTTTTGAACTGTGTATGTTTCGCCAGCGGCATAAGTTGAATTGTAATCAACGTTATCCAATGCGAAATAATACTCGTAGCCAGCCGATTTTCTGTAACTTAATACGTCGATCAGAGCAACTGGATCAACTGTACTGATTCCGTTATCTACTGTGTAAAGTTGTTTAGTATTGTCAGTCGTGTTAAGTTCGTCAAAACCGTAACCTACTAAGTCAATTCGTTGTTCTGCGATCGGCTCAGTTGAGCTACCGCTATCAAAAGTAGAATTAGTTAAGTCGATCATGTCAACTTTCTTGTAGTCGATTGCACAAAATACTCCGCACTGGCTGAATTTTCTGTTGAATAATGTGTCAATTGAAGAGACTGCTCCAGTTAAATCTCTGAAATCTGGGATCATTGCTCCAATTGTACGGTTTATTACTGAAATTTCTCTAAGTGAAAGGAAATCGTTCATCTTAGCGAGTTCAATACCTGATGGATTAAAGAACTGCCCGTAAATTGGGTCTTTAGAAAGTCTGATGTAATCGGTCCAATCGCCTTCAACTACTGCGATTTCGACAAAGTAGTCAGAAACGTAGTCGTCTGGGTGTAAAAATTCAGGAATTTCTACTTTTTCTCCTAGAAGCTTGTAGTATTCCTTAACTTTAATATCATATCCGGTAGTATCGGCTACTCTAACCCATGCAGTCACTGCTTTCTTAGAAAGGTTTACTAAGCTTAATAGCTTATTAGCATCACGATCCGCTGTACCAGTAGCTGGGAAAGAATCTCCTAACTGAATGTTTTTGTATTTGTTAACCGCATCAACATCAGCAAACCATAGTTTCTGAGTATTGTAGAAATGTGAAAGACTATCTTGATAAAGATTAGCCGCCCAATTTGAATTATTTGATGCCGATTCAGTATTAAATGTTGTAAAGTATGCAACATCAGTATCTGCAACCGGTAAAAGATTCAAAGCGTAAACTGGGCCTTGTCTCAATGCTACTTCTATCGTTCTATGAAAGAAGCTTCCGTTCTTTTCTAGTTTAGAATCATTTTCTCCGTATACTGCGGTTAATGAACGTAAGTCGTTAATTAGTACTACTGAGTTGATAGGTCCTTTTTTGCTGGATCCTATTACGAGTCTGCCTGTCGATAAAGGTAAGCTGAGATTAGTGCTTTCGTCGATTTCGACCGTGTAAACACCGCTTGACTTGAATCGGTTCAGATTTAATTTTTCTGCCATCGCTTTTGCGTATTATTTTGAAGTTATTTATTTATCGCATTAA